CATTCTTAACCTGTTGAAAGGAAATACAGAATGCCAATATCAGACAAACTTATCGATCAGCTTCTAGAAGGCTATGATTCCCCCGATGACATCCTCGGCGAAGCCGGATTACTAAAACAGCTCACCAAAAAGGTTGCCGAGCGAGCGTTGAACGCCGAGATGGAGCAACATCTTGGTTACGCTAAACATGCACCGGAAGGCAGGAATTCCGGCAACTCCAGAAATGGTAAATCCAGTAAAAAACTTCGCTCAGTTCACGGCGAAATAGAGCTGGATATCCCTCGTGATCGCAATGGTAGCTTTGAACCCAAGCTCATTAAAAAGGGCGAGAAGCAGCTCAACGGTTTTGATGACCGGATTATCTCGTTGTATGCGCGAGGTATGACAACCCGTGATATTCAGGCGCACTTCGAGGAATCGTATGGTGTAGAAGTCTCTCCAACCTTTATCTCTCAAGTTACCAATGAAGTGATGGATGAGGTAAAGCAATGGCAGCAACGTCCGCTGGATGCATTATATCCCGTCGTTTACCTGGATTGTTTGGTGGTACGTAGCCGCGATTCCGGTGCGGTACAGAACAAATCGGTTTACCTGGCGCTCGGTATCAACACTGATGGTGAAAAGGAGCTGTTAGGCTTGTGGATGGCTCAGACCGAAGGCGCTAAGTTCTGGTTGTCTGTGATGAACGAACTTAAGAACCGTGGCGTACAGGATATCTTCATTGCTTGCTGCAATGGTCTGAAAGGCTTCCCGGAAGCCATCGAGGCGGTTTACCCGAAAACACAGGTGCAACTGTGTATCGTACATCAAATTCGTCACTCGCTGCGCTATGTTAACTGGAAACAACGTAAGGTTATTGCCGCTGACCTTAAACGAATTTACGGCGCAGCCACACTGGCCGAAGCGGAACTGGCTCTGGCAGAGTTCGCTGAAAAATGGGATGACCAACACCCAACGATTAGCCTGTCATGGCGTAATAACTGGGCACGTCTAAGTGTCTTCTTCGACTATCCACCGGAAATCCGTAAGGTCATTTACACCACGAATGCCATCGAATCCCTGAACGCGAGCCTGCGTAAAATCACCAAGACCAGACGGTCGTTCCCGACTGACGATTCAGTGATGAAAATACTGTATCTGGCGCTTCACCAGATATCGAAGAAGTGGACAATGCCAATAAGAGATTGGAAAGCGGCCATGAGTCAGTTTATGATTATGAATAGTGACCGTGTATCAATATGATAAACAGCCACTTACACAGAAGATCTTACAGTCTCCAAGCTACCCAAAAACTAACCGCGAACAATGAAGCCTGTTTACTCTACTGATTTATAGGCGCATTTATAGCAGTTGGGAAAAGTTCCCAACTAACGCAAATGTATATTTAGGTAAGTTTGTAGTGGTCAACTAAAATTGGCCACGGTTTTAGAGTTTTCCCAATATAATCGTTCTGATTCATTGGGAGTTAGACCACCGTTATACTGATGTGGCCTGAGTTGGCAGTAATATCCGATAATGTAGCGGGTGATCTCTTGTTGAGCCTCAGCGAAGCTACGATAACCCACAGTTGGCACCCATTCCGTCTTCAGACTTCTAAAGAAGCGCTCTATCGGCGCATTATCCCAACAGTTTCCTCGGCGAGATAAACTCTGTTTTATTTGAAAGCGCCACAGTAATTGACGGTATTTACGGCTAGTATAATGACTGCCTTGATCGCTATGGAACATGACACCTTTTGGCTTTCCGCGAGATTCATAGGCCATAGACAGCGCTTTACCTGTCAACCGACTATCAGGCGACAAAGACATTGACCAACCGATCACTTTGCGGGCAAAAAGATCGATAACGACCGCTAAATACATCCACCGATTACCAGTCCAAATATACGTAACATCGCCAGCCCAGACTTCATTTGGAGCCGTAACAGCAAATTGACGACTTAAGTGATTTGGAACGTCAATATGTTCTTGTGAAGCCTTTCTGTAACGATGCTTTGGTTCTTGGCAGCTTACTAAACCAAGAGTTCTCATTAGCTTTGTTGCTCGGTATCGGCTCAGCTTTACACCCTGATTTGTGACTATATCTGCAATGGTTCTCGCTCCCGCAGAGCCATTGCTTGCGGCGTGAGCCTCGCTAATCAAGCTGCGCAGTTTTATTGTTTCCGCATTAATTAACGCTGGGCGTTTAAGCCAATAGTGATAACTACTTCGATGAACATTGAAGACTTCGCATAATATTTTTACGCTGTGGCTCTGCTTGAGTTTCTTGATTATCAAGAATTGTTCAGTGAGTCCGACATCAAGAGAGCCGTGGCTTTTTTTAGTATTTCATTATGCTCTTCAAGGCGAGCCAGCTTCTTTTTCAATTCCCGAATTTCTATTTGCTCAGGGGTCATAGGTGAAGCTTTAGGTGTTTTCCCTTGGCGTTCTTCTCTAAGCTGGCGAACCCATTTATCCATCGTGGACTTGCCCACATTCATGGCTTGGGCTGCTTCCGTCACTGAGTAATTTTGGTCTAAGACTAGCTGCGCTGCTTCTAACTTAAATTCTGCGCTAAATAGTCGTCTTGTACGTTTTGTACGTTTTGTCATAATGTCACCTGTTAACTTATGAGGTGATGATATCACCTCTAACTAAGTGACCAAATTCACTATGCCACTACAGTTGACCCTATTCATAGTTAGATACCACCTGAGCCAGAAGAAAAATCAGACACTTGCCCTACATGTTCTTTGTCTTGAATTACTAGTTAATCATAACTTCGTCAGCTTGCAACTGGATGCGACTTTCCCAGAGCCAGAGTTCCCGCCGTATGGTCAGGGGAGTTTTAAATCGGAGATTTAGAGAGATGGGAAAGAAAAAGCGCACCGAATGGAAAGAGTTCGATGCGCCGGAGAAGTTCGAGAGCCGCATGCTCTAATAGCGGCTTATGGTTTCATTTTGATTTATGTGGTTGTGTGGGTTCCAGCATTGTATCTAAATTGCTATTTCGACGTTTTGACTCTTCATTGAGTAAATCAAACAGTAGTTCTATGTGTTCTTTAGAGTCTATGCCGAGAGCTTCTGGAGAGAGGTTGTTTATATCTGCACCATCGGTAACGCTGTCGGTGATGTCTTTGCTCAGCCCATCGATTGTGCGTCTTGCATTTAGGTTCCCTTTGGGATCATTTACTCCTACTTTTGCTCTTAACTCTTCAACTTCACGACTGACATGATTCACTAAGTTAAGAATTAAGTTGAACATCTTCTTCTCATTAAGAGCAGACTCTTCCTCATCCTCTGTCAGCATCCCATAGGCGATATAGTTAAGACTAACGCCTGTTGCTTTCGATATAGCCATAACGTCTTTGAGCTTTGGCTCTGTCTGATTGGCAGCCATGCGGGCTAAAGTACTTTTACTGATGCCTGTGACGTCACTAATGTTTTGGTAGCCGCCATTGTCAATAATGGCTTTTTTAATTCGGTCTGCAATGCTCACTTCTGACATTCTTAATACTCGCATTAAGGTTCATGTTCGAGATTATATACCCTGTTTTTTAGTGTGATCTTCGTCATACTCATTTCTGAGTATGGAGAGTCTCACTTTCTCGTTGTCAAAAAAGTCTCATGCTGATACCATTATTGAGTACGAAAAGTGTCACTAATGGGTATTGACAGGTTTTTATGATAGACATGTTCCACATAAACATTCCTTTTAAAAAGGACGTAATCATCGAAATGGGTGATTGCGGTTTTGTGGACTTTGCAAAACTGGCTGAAAAAACCGAGCTAAAAATCGCTTGCGGGAATGTTGAGTTCTCAGTGGTGAATGACCAAAAGAAGGTGCGTACTGATGACCTATATCATCCTTGGTCTACCATCCCATCATCCTACACTGACATTGCCTGTAAGGTCTTCGATGCTGAGCCTCGTGCCAATGTCTTCTGGGGCTACCTACAACTGAAAGCCTCGCCAGCCAAGGTTATGCAAGGGCACAATGTCTACGGCTCGGAAGACTTTCGCTTATGTGTTGAATACCTACTCGACTCGCTACAAAAAGCACAGCCGGAACTGTGGGAGTTGTTGGATGTCGGCTTAGCAGAGATGACTCGTATTGACTGCACGTACTCAATTAAATGTGCTAACCCCGATATCCTACGCCAGACCATCAAACAGATGGGCAATGTCTCTAACCGTTACATCAAACCCGCCCGTAACTCAGACTTTGAAACCACGCTCTACTTCAACCGTGCTACCAAGGCGAATCCGGGAGCAGGGCGCTCATTCGAACTGTGTATCTACACCAAGCATGATGAAATCGCTCACCAGTTAGCTGACTTGAAACGCCGCGCCAGACAAGGCGATAGCGACCGTTTTAACCGCATCATTGATGAATTATCCAAGCCTGAATTGCAGGCGTTCGCTGCGAACCGATTACGCTTCGGGGCGTGCAAAGAAACGCTTCATCCAGAAACATGTTGGCAGCGCAAACCTGTGGCAGGTTATCCGACATGCAGAGCAGTTCGAGGCTAAGAATGGTTACCGCTTCTGCGAATGGATGTTCAAAACCCTGTTCCACGACCTGTTGGAATCGCTGAAAGGTGAAGAGTTAGAGCTGTATAACGACAGCAAAATTAAGCAGTTGCTGCGTGATGCGTACAGCACGATGACACCGAAAGGCAATATCTCATACGCCAAGGCTGACCGACTGTTCCGTTTTTACATGACACTCTGTGACCGTGGCTATCAAGAGCTAAAGGCGCACAGTTCGAAAGCCACACTTCACCGCAATATGCGTGACTTAATGGCAATTGGCTTCTCCAAAGCTGACTTGCAAAACCTGAGTGAGGGTGAGCGTATGCCATTGGCACAAGTGCTGAACTTTAACTTCGACAATCAACGTCCGGCCAACTATGTCGAGCCAGTCTCACCGACAGCACACATTCAAGATATGTCACACCTAGCGGTCGCTTATGGTGTGTCGAAACGCCTTGCTCATGAGTTGGGACTGGCAGAAGACCCAATCCATAACCTGAAAGAGAAACTCGGACTGAAAGATGATATCGACATCGACGCTCTGATAGAGGGGCAGTCCATCCCAATTAGCCCACGGCGGGCACTGAGTCTGGTTATCTGGCCAGACGGCGAAATGATCTTAACTGAACACGACATTACACCTGATTTATTCACTGGCGGCGTCAATCCGGTCAACCACCGGAACCGTAAAGCGGCCAATCAACCAAGAGGGTAACACAATGAAAGTTGTATACATGGGCATTAGCCATCGCAAAGGTATCTCAAACAAAGGGCTAGGCAAGCCTTACGAGATGCACAAAATCCACTTCGCAACACCTATCGAAACCATCGACACACCCAACATGTCCTTATCAGGACGTGGCTTGCAAGAGCAAACACTGGATATCGACCCGCTTTGTTTACCTCAGTTCGACAAAGTAAGCCCGTTATCGGAAGTGAATGTCTCTGTGGAGCCGAAACCTTCCAACTTTACCCAAACATGGGTAGTCGGTCTGACTCAGTAACTGTCTCTGGCGGCTTGCTGCCAAAGGCGTCATGCAGTCGCATGCAACTGCCAATACCTGCATGCAATACCAAGCAACCGCCTATGTAACGTTATCTATATAGGCATCACTCGATAAAAGGAAACACAAATGAACTTGAATCAACTCACGGGTGCAGACCTCATGGCTGCACGTACACACATCGGCCTCAGCATCTCAGCCGTGGCGAAACTCACCGGAATCAACCGCAATACTCTTAGCCAGTTCGAGCAAGAAAAGGCCTCGTTAAGCGGCTCTGAAAAGAAACGACTTGCAGGTTGTTACGAAGAGCGCGGTTATCACTTCGATGAACCTCAGACCACCGACGAAACCGTGTTAGCCACACGCTACGATGATGCGCGTGAACGCCTTGTTGATGCAGCGTACGACGTTAACATGAATGGGCTAGGTGAGGCGGTTCTCGCTTTGGCCGATGCAAGCCATGACTTGTTGTCTATGTTGGCGCGCCCAATGGATGTGGCACAAGAAGAGGTTGAGCTAGATGCTGTTGAGCTGCCAGAGTCATATCTGGAAATGCATAACGTGCTACAACGTCACTTCTTGGCGGACAAGGCAGGGCAGATGCAAGGTAAAGTGGGCTTCTTTAAAGAAGATGCGGACGAACGCAGTGCTAAGCTGATAGCTTACATGGCACAACAATACTTAACACTGTTACATGCTGAAATGCCGGAAGTGGTGAGTCTTGAGCGTGACAGTCTGGATGATGACAGCGATAACGCTCGCGTATTGGATGCACTGGCGAACTGGACATTCTATGACGCTTTAAAGGAAATGACGGTGTAAAGCAAAGCGGTAAAGTGAACTGACTTATGGGCGTAAGTCAGTTCATGCACTGAAATTCAAGCGATAAGGCAGAACCAATGCAGGGACATCATACAAGAGAAGACGCCAAAACAACAGAAGCAACAGAGCAACGGTTGCTACAAGTGTTTAAGCGCGATAAGGAGCTGAGCGCTGCGCTCGGAGTATTCGAACGCAAACTCGGCATTCCAGAGCAAGAAACTGTGATAAGGATATGTTATGACTAAATACGTGCGGCTCAACAATGTCGGAGCTGCTTGGATTAAGTCAACCAGAGAAAAATACGGCCTGACGACCACTCAGGCCGCTGAAATGTGCTGTGTAAGCACGCAAACATGGCGACGTTGGGAGAATGGCTCTTATCCCATGAATCCATGCATCTTCCATTACTGGTTGTCGGTCTTGGAGAAGCGGGTTTTACCTCGCAGCGGCCTTGAAGGCAAACGTTGGCAAGGTTGGTACTTCGACGAAGGCAAGTTGGTCACGCCATTAGGTCATCGGTTAGGCGCAGCACAAATCGAAGATCAACAAAACCAAATCAACCAAACACGTGCAGTCTATCGTCAGGCACACAAAGTTCGCGAGCATGCCAAAAGTGGATTACATGAAGCAGGTGAATCATGGTTCGGTTGGCAGTTTAAAGGTGGCTTCCTTGTGAGTCCGGATGAACGCAAAATCGCAGCAGACGAACTCTATGTCATGATGGTCGGTTATGATGCAATGACATACGCTAAAGCCTACAAAAAACCACCAATAGACACGGCCAAAGCCACCGTACTAAACCTAGAGACAAAATGTTCCTAGTGCGCATTATGTGGCGCGGCATTATGTTGAGGGGCAGTCGTCAGTACCATTGCGCCAGCACTGACGGCCTCACTTGCAGCAGAACGTGGGCAGCTTGCTGAATCGTTCTGCAAGAGTGAGCCCGTAACATAATGGCGTATAATACGCATTAAGGCGGTATGTCATTTCGGTATGTCAAAAATGACATAATTCGATTTATTCTGATTCCAGCCGTCGCCGCAGTCATCAGCTTCGCTGATGCGAGGAGACGGAATTCCTACAGGTTCTATTGAGACAGCGGCCGCTGTGAGCTTAATTGTCTCACCTCTATACTGCGACAGCGGCAGGTGAGAACATAAGCGACGTAGCGTGCGGAGTCGCGTTGTTAGAGCCTGTCCGCTGTGG